AAGGTTGTTGCTCAGATTCATGATTCTATTGTGGGATGTGCCTGTTACTGAAGTGGATGACTATTTGACGCTTGTTCAGGATATTACTACTAAACGACTTCGGGAACATTGGGGGGGGATAACGGTCCCTTTATGTATTGAGGCGGAGATATCTGAGATAAATTGGTATGAAAAAAAACCAGTGCAGTTGAAAGGGGGTTGATGTGGTTGAAAAGAGAAAAAACAAAAACCCTACAATTACTCGTGTTACTTATTGCAGAGTGAAAAATCTTGGGGACTATGAGACTTGTAGAGTGGAGGCCGAGGCCGTTGTGTCGTTGGATGAGAGCCCTACGGTTGTAATGACTAGACTTCGTTCGTGGGTGGAGGAGCAACTGGCTGTTGATGCATAAGAGGAGAATAGTAATATGAAAACCAAGTGTGCGGCGTATCAGATACTGGGCGAAATAGCAAGGGTGGGGTGTGTTTACCATGTCAACGTAAAGGCCGCTTAGTGAATTGTAGCGAGAATGCGATAATAACTACAAAGGCAGTGGAGAGTGGTGGTATGTGTGAATTGCACTTGGAAGAACGGCCGACTAGTTTTCAACAGGTAGTCGGTCAACGGGAGGCGTGCCAGCAACTTATCTCTATGGGGAAAAGTGGTTCTGTTCCTCATTGCCTGTTGTTTTCTGGTCCGTCGGGATGCGGGAAAACGACGCTGGCTCGTATAATGAGGCAAAAACTTCGGTGCTCCGACGCGGATTTCGCGGAGGTGAATGCTGCGGACAGCCGAGGCATTGAGATGGTCCGTAGTATTCAGGGGCGTGTGGGTTTGGCGCCTATTGCAGGTGATTCTCGAGTGTGGCTCATTGATGAATGTCACCAGTTGACTTCCGATGCTCAGGGGGCGTTTTTGAAACTGCTCGAGGAACCTCCGAAACACGTTTATTTCATGCTAGCAACGACGAATCCCCAGAAACTCCGCCCGACAATCCATACGCGGTGTACTGAGATAAAAGTTCGAGCCTTGACTGAGGCTGAGATAGTAGAGTTGGTTCAGCGTGTTGCGCAGAAACGGACTGATAGCGTGTTGACGGATGAGGTGGCCCAGAAATTGGCTGAGATTGCCGAGGGAAGTGCTCGGAAGGCGTTGGTTTTGTTACAACAGATTCTTGGAATTGAGGAGGATGAAGCAAAACTCAAAATACTCCAGAATGCTGATGTTCAACAGGCCGCCATTGAGATAGCTCGCGGTGTTATGGCGAAAAAGCAGTGGTCACATATTGCCAACATCATTAAGAATTGTGATGAAGAGCCGGAGACTATTCGATGGATGATGCTGGGATATTTTTCGACTGTGGCGTTGGGTGGAGGAAAGCTCTCGGACCGTGCGATTGCTGTAATGGAAGAGTTTCAGGACAATTATTTTGATACGAAAAGAGCGGGCCTTATAATGAGTTGCTACCGGGCATGTAGTGCCTAGAGAGGAAAACGGCATGACAAGAGTTTTGATGAGAGAGGTTTCGGATTTGAACCTGAGCATCGACGAAAACAACCTGCTTAATGAGTGGAAGGGCCAGGCTGCCATGATGCTGGATTATGGAATCTGGTTGGCGGACGCTATGCAGGAGGAAGACGAGTCGCGAGTTCGGCTGGCTATTGTGTCCGCGGAGCTGGATAGAGCTATTCGAACTGGGCCGGAGGCGTTTGGTCTAGCTAAGGTCACAGAAAGCGCTTTGGTGAATGTCATTGTTGAACAGAAAGCGCACCAGGAGGCGACGAAAGCTCTTAATGATGTGCACCACGATGTACGGGTTTTGAGGGCCGCTGTGGACGCAATTTCGCAGAGGAAGTCCGCCCTTCAGGGTATGACAGACCTTTGGCTGCGTCAGTGGTATGCCGACCCTAATTCGGCAGGGCAGCCGTCGGAACTGCATGAGGCCGTTGGCGGGCCGCCGGCAAAGCCGCCGATGCGAAGGGTCCCGCGCAGAGGGGGTGGAATTCGCGAAAAGGAATAGGCGGTTTGGAGCGATGTTGTTTGTGTTCTAGTTAGGTGTAGAAATAACAGAAAAGGAGAGAAGATAATGAAGGCAAGTAGAAAAGAAAAAGAGCGCCGTCGCGGTAAACGGACTGTAAACCGGCACGAGAGGCGCCATCGACAGCATAGTGGCGACGCGGAATGGGCGTGCGTAAACATTCCGGAGGGTGTGGAGCTGTTTCGGCCAGAGGGTGGGGAGACCTATCATATTGATGTGGTCCCGTATATCGTCGGTAGCAAAAACAAGAATGCGGACCCAGGCGATGAGTATTTTGAGTTGTCCTACCCTTGCTATGGCAACCTAGGTATTGACGAAAAGCGTTATGTTGCCATCGGCGAGATGTTAGGAGTTCGCGACCCGGTGGCCGAGCATTTTGCGGCTTTACGAAAGAGCGGCGCTGAGTGGGATGAGATTAAGCAATTCAAACCGCGTTGGCGGCAATTAATGCTTGTGTTTGTCCACGAACAAGCAGAGAAAGGTCTTCAGCTTTTTGAGGGCGCTTACGGCACACTCGGCGAGCTTTTGGACGAGGAGATCCGAGGCGAGGGGGAGGAGTTTGTCGACAATTTCGATGACCCAGACCACGGTGCGACGCTAGTGGTTCGGTTCAAAGCAAAGAATATCGGGCAGAAAAAACCGTGGGTTCTTGCAGCAAAGATTAATTTCGAGGAACGTGAAGATGGGTTTACTGCGAATGGTGATGAGAGGCTTGCTGCTGAGATACTCAAAAAGGTGGCGAGTATTTGTCTTGACGATTGTCTCAAGATTGTTGACTATGATGGCCTCAAGGCTGCGCTTGATGGAGCGCCCGCTCCTATAGAGGACAGCTCTGAATCGGAGTCTGAAGGTAGTAGTAAGGAAGAAGAGGAGGAAGAAGAGGAGGAAGAAGAGGAGGAAGAAGAGGAGGAAGAAGAGGAGGAAGAAGAGGAGGAAGAAGAAGAGGAAG